GATCCAGCAAACACAGCATTCCAACTAAAAGTCTGCACGTTTGTAGACGTTAAACGCAACATCACTTTTTGTCCATTAGACAATGTACCAGTCGGAGCGTTAATCGTCAAAGTTCCAGTAGCTTGAGTATTAGCCTGGGTAGCCATATCGGTTGTATCAGCATTGATTGTGATGGATGTTCCATCTGCAATTGCAACAACGCGAGAACCATATAAAGCACCAGAATAACCGCTGTATCCGCTGTATCCGCTAATACCGCTACCGCTGTAACCAGAATATCCACTGATACCTGATCCAGAGTAACCAGAATATCCGCTAATACCGCTTCCGCTGTATCCGGAAAATCCAGAGTAACCGCTTATTCCAGACCCAGAATAACCAGAAAATCCAGACCAACCAGAAATTCCAGAATCACCTGACCAACCAGAAATTCCAGAAAATCCACTATAACCGGAATATCCACTAAAACCAGATTGGGTATAGGTTACTTGAGTAGCTGTAAAAATTACAGAAGGAACTCTAGGACTTGTTGGTGATGTGCCAGCGGCAATTGAATTTAATGAAACTTGTGTGCTGTTTGTAGACCACACCATTTCAATAAAGTCACCAGCAGTAAGTGAAAGAACAAAATTAACTGTTCCAATCACATTACCATCTACACCACCATGACTTGATGTAATACTGAATTTGCTATCACTATCAGGAATATCACCAGAACTTCCTGAATCATTTTTTCTCAACCAGACATTTACGTCATGGATTTGAGTGTCTGCATTAGTGAATTGAATTGAAAATGTCAGGCTATAAACGCCAGTATTTTCAAAAGTAATACGACTACCAGAAACAACACTGACACCATAATTATTGACGTCAGAATTATTTAATGAAATGGTGTACGCAGTGTTGATTGCTGCCGCAGTCTGAATGGTTGTATCCCAGAATGAACCCCAATGGGCAACAGTTCCACCCACACCAGGAGGACCAGAATAACCACTTAGACCAGAGTAACCGCTGTATCCAGAAATACCAGACCAGCCAGAAATACCACTATATCCGCTATAACCAGAAACACCTGATCCGCTATATCCAGAATAGCCAGAAATTCCAGAACCAGAATAACCTGAAATACCAGAATAACCGCTGTAGCCAGATGTTCCAGATTGTCCAGAATATCCGCTGTAACCAGAAATTCCAGGTTCACCAGAATATCCCGAATATCCAGATTCGCCAGAGTATCCACTGATACCAGAGCCGCTATAACCAGAATATCCAGATTGTCCAGACCAACCAGAAATACCGGAATAGCCTGATTCACCAGACCAACCAGAGATACCGGAATCACCAGACCATCCTGAAATTCCAGAAAATCCAGAATAACCGGAAATACCAGACCAGCCAGAAGCACCTGATTCTCCAGAATATCCTGAAATTCCAGAACCAGAATAACCAGAAATGCCTGACCAACCAGAAATACCAGAGTAGCCAGAGAATCCAGAAATACCAGAATCGCCTGAATATCCAGAAATTCCCGACCATCCAGAAGCGCCTGATTCACCAGACCAACCAGAGATACCGCTATATCCAGAATAACCGCTTACACCAGACCCAGAGTAACCAGAAATACCTGACCAGCCAGAAATACCTGAATCACCAGACCATCCAGAAATTCCAGAAAACCCGCTATAACCAGAATAACCACTTATTCCAGAGCCAGAAAATCCAGATTGACCAGAAAATCCAGAAATTCCACTGTAACCAGAATACCCGCTATAACCAGATTGACCTGAATAACCAGAAACTCCGCTGATACCTCTATCTACATGAACATGAATAGGTGGTTGAGGCGTCACCAACAAAGTGACATTATTCCCGTCTTGGACTAAGACTTGAATATCGCTCATACAACCACCACGCCATCAGAACGGACGATAAACAAAAGAAAAATGATTGAATCATCTTCAGGCGTTGTGCCAACGGCAGGAAACGAAACTTTTACTCGACCAGAAAACCCAACAGGATCAACTGCATTAATTTCTAATTCAGGATCACTGTTAATCAAATCCCAAGTAGTGTCATCAATAACAAGGGTACAAGTTCCCGCCGGTCCATTGATGTTTGCCACTGTCATGGAAACAGGATCAGGAGTGGGGTTGTAATCAGATATGTCAAACGATAGACCATTGCGAGTGTCTACCAAGTTTGAAAGTCGACGCCGCACAATCTGTGCATCAATGGTGGCCCCGGTTAAGTCAATAGGAGTACCATTGTTTTTGTTTTTGAATGTCAGATTCCAGTAGGTTTTTTGATTCCATACCAGTTCACCTGACAAAAGAGGATTGTCGAAACCACTCACTTGAGTGATTACGTTTTTGCTAAACAGCGCCATATCTGTTCCCTGTGCTCAGTTAGAACAACCGCGATACTCACGGACAGTTGTATTTTATTTTTTTTCTATTGTGTGTCAAATATTTGCTTCATAAACACTTGTTTCTGCAAGTGTCGTTTGAATGCTAATAGGATAACCCAAAAAAGCCCCAGATGAACTGTAATATGTGGTACTTGAATTTGTAGCCACAAATACATATCCCAATGTTAAACGGGATAATTGCAATACTGTTGTATATGAAAAAGGTACATTTGCAACACCATAATAAGGCGTCAATCGTGTATCTCGATAATAGAAAAAAGAAAGAGTGTTATAAAGCTGTGCAACAGTTCCAGACCCTGACCCTGATCCGGTTGCTGTAAATATAGTGCCAATATTATTATTGGCTGCACCAATAGATATGAAATTTGTACTTCCTAAACTAACAATAGCATAAGAACGTCCAGAAATGATTGATGTTGCAGGTAGCCAATAACATAACTGAAAAGCTACTCCTGTATTTAATTGACTGCTTGATGATATAGAACCACGATCAATTGCAAGAGATACATTTGTTGAAATAGTTATATTATTAGTTTTGGTTGGGTTAAAGGTGGTTAATATCGCAGCACAATCAACACCGCCATTGACTATAGAAGAAATTGTAGTTTGCGAAGTGGAGCTTGTTTGAAATCCATTTAAATATACGTTGGTTCCATTAAATACCATATTGGTAGCTGAACTACCAAATGCAAAATTTCCAGATGCATAAATATGTGCACCTGTGCCAGTCATAGTCGTGCCACTTAAAGCAGGACTAGACCCAATCTGTAAATCACCGGCAGTGATATTACCCAAATCTGCACTAATGGCAGATAACTGACCAACCTTTAGGGCAGACAAATAAGGTACGTTCCAAACTGTATTACCTGTTGCCGGGTTATAGATTCCATCTGACTGGAAAACAGAATGACCTGCCGAAATAGTTGGTGGTGTTGCTTGCCATACTTCACCACCGCCCCAACTATTATTTGGAGGAAAAGAAGTGCTGCCAGATGTTGTGACAGTTGCAGGAGTTGAACTAAGACTAGAACCAGTTACATCTGCATAACAAATTCTTGAGGATGCACCAGTGGTTCCTGTACTACCACTAAAACCTGAAACACCTGAATAACCACTAGAACCAGAATAGCCAGATGCGCCCGAATATCCACTATCACCAGCATAACCTGCTGCAATAATAGATGCTGTAGTCCAATTGATAGTAGTTGTTAAAGCAGAAGCAGAATCAGAAACTTGGACATTTGCTGCCCAAAGCGTGAAGCCAGGACTAGGGGAAGCAGAAATTGCCGTACTCCAACCACTTGGATTAGGAGTAAATGAACTACTAGACCAAGTATAAGTAGATGTTCCAATCGGACCAGAAGGAATCGTAATAGCCCATTGGTAAACCGTAGCAACAGCAGTTTTTACACCATTGATCCCAGAAATTCCTGAATAACCAGAACTCCCTGAAATTCCAGAGTAACCAGAGGTTCCAGAATATCCTGAACTACCAGATGCCCCTGAATATCCACTAGAACCATTTCCCGCCCATGCCTGAATGGAATAACCTGTAGCCCAACTTACTGTAGTTGTAGCAGTTCCAGAAGGCGCAAGGATTTGAATCTGAGCAATCCAAAGATATAACCCAGGTGTACCCGGATTGGTAGGAACTGTAACGCTCCAGCCATTACCACCTGTATAGCTGGTATTTGCTCCAGAAGACCAGTTATAAGAAGTCGTACCCGAAGGATTTCCAGGTGTTGTGGTAGACCACTGATACAAATAAACGGTAGCCGTTTGATTTCCTGCTGTACCAGAATAACCTGATAAACCTTGATCTACAAAAACATATTGCAGGATTGCATTTGCACCTTGAGACACTACGCCCAATGCAGATTTATATCTGACAGGAACTGTCAAAGTTGCAGGGGATGAACTCATTGCAGATGGAGCAGCCCATTGTGCATAGGTTGATCCACCAGCCGTAGGACTTCCCAATGTAATATTGTTGGTCACAATGTCTGTGTTTCCTGTCGTGCTGGAGGCTCCAATACGCCAAGAATTATTGACAAAGGCAGGATCACTGTCAGTCTGAGCCGTGGTGAAATTAATAGCACCACCAGCAGCCGCACCATATAACTGAGCAATCAATCCGGTAAATGTAGGTGATCCAGATGAATTTCTAGGAACCTGCATCGTTGTTGGTGCAAAGGTTGCTAGGAATGTACCCGCCACCGCTGTAGTTGTTGGATTGGGATTCCAAATAAATAATGAAGAATATGAAGAAAGTTTAGATGTTGTAATTTCGTTTACAACTTTATAAGCAAAATAATATGATGCACCAGGCAATTGAATACTGTCAAAAGTAATCGTAGCGCCAGGTGTAAATGCTTGAGAATTACTAGAAATTTGACTACCCCAAACCAACCAATCAGATGGTGTTGGACTAGATGAAGTCGTGTAATAAAGGATAACTTGCGTTACTCGACCAATTGTCGGAATGTATGTATTGACAGAAAAACTAGGAACCGTTGCCGTAGGCGAAGAACTTGCTACAACAGGCGTTGTAAGAGCCGAGAAATAATTAACAGATGCTAAACCACTATTAGGAACAGGGAAGTATTGCGTAATATCAGGAGTTGTATAAACCGCTGGATCATATGCAATCAACTGGAAAGATGCACCTAATGTACCGTCAGGTAAGACAGATTCACGAACTTGAACAACTCGGAATTGTTTAGATGACCATCCGTAATAGTCATTGGTGACGGTAACGACATCACCTGCATTAACTTGAATGCCTACATAAGTTGTTTGAAAATCAATCGCTAAATCAATTCGGTTTTGTTCAAGAATTCGAGTTGCCAAATATTGTGCAACAACACTGTTGTTAACCAAATCATAAGAAGTGGTGTACTTATTGACAGGCTCATTAGGATACAAAAGGATAGAAGGCAATTGAATATTGACATATCCAGATTGATCCCTGTTTGTTGAATCATTGAATCGAGCTTCTACAACGTTAATTTGTTGGGTAATGTCAGTTGATCCAACATTAATATTTCCAACAATATTGGTATCGTCAAAAGCAAAAGACGGAGAAATGTCACGGTTAATAACAACCGTCCATTTTCCGGTAGATGCTTGATATGATTGCCATGAATCACAGCACAACATCATCACATCAATGTTTGACAATACTGTGTGACCAGTATCTAAAACACCATTGAACCTATATCTGGGTTGTGTTGCCGATCCACCAGAATAAGGCGTATAACTGATTAGCGTATCTGAATACGCATTTAAAGCAGTTGCAGAAGCCAAATCCACATAAGCAGGATCAACTGCACCACCATAGATAGTATTCGTTAGATAGTCATACCAAACATCTCCAGGCTTTGCAGCGCCTGTTCCATTGAGATAATGGCTAACATGGAATGTAATCGGTTGCAAAGAACTTGTTGTAACTGATGAAGCGTTATAAACAAGCCGAACAATGGCAAAAGCCAATCCATTCATTTGACGGTTACTAGATGCCCATTCTTGTCCAGAAGGAACACCATTTGCCGTAGACATAATCTGGTACGGTTGTAGCGTACCGTTATATGGCGTAATCGTTCCAGAAGCACTAGATGTGAACAATGAAATATACAAATATCCATTGATTGCTGTGTCTACGTTTCCAGCGTTGTCTGTAAGGCTAACAACCTTGGTCGGATCAACAGTATCAAATGTGATGATTTGATCTTGATAGTAAAACTTTGACGTATCAAACGAAAATTGTCCATTAGGCGAAATACAAGAAATCGCCATAACGTAATACATGGTTTGTTGATCGGTAGTTAAAACTGCATCAACAAAACGACCACCTGTATAGGCATCACCATAAACAATAGGAATATTTGCAGTTGGGTCTGGTGGAACTTGCTGACGTATATTGTTTGCCTGAGTTTGTGGGACTTCTTTATTAGGCGCATAAACTCTAGCAATAAGTGTAGAAATGGCATAGGTCGCCACCATAGAAGTTGCAGCGGCAACACTAATCCATCCTAAACCAACCGCACCAGCAGCAACTGCACCAACAGCTAAAACAGGTCTAACAAAATCTGTAAAAAAACTCATTGTGTTTCTCTGCTTTTAAATTTAAGGTCCATCGTATTGGTTTGTTTGACTTTGTTGTGTTGACCCAATGACTTTAGCAGAGCCACCAGGAGATGGAGCATTTCCAAAATCAAAATATGTTGATGCAATAGAAGGAATCCTATTCATGCTTGTATCTGAAGGATAGTAAAACTTCCAACTTGATGGATTAGTTCTAATTCCTGCAACCCTGCTATCCAAAACAAGACGCATAGATGCCGAAGAAATCACACAAGTTGCTAAACGATCTCGCTTATCTGAATCAAATGTTTCAGTAATAGCAATATTGTTAACAATTCCTTGATACCGCTGAAAGAATTGCAAAACTCCACCAATCGTTTGAATCTGATTGTTTGAATCTAGGAATCCTCTCCATATTGTGATTGTGCTTCCCTTCATTTTTGAATCAAGCACTTGAGCAATATTAGAGGAAAGCAAACCAGTAATTGACAGCTTTACATCTGTACTGGTTGATTTCATATCCCTTTGGATTTCGCTCACACCCAAATAACTGCCCATTCCTGTGAAAGTCATTCCAGACACAGTAATGTTAGATGGGCCATTACAAAAATAATCTGTAAAGGAAGGATTAACAATCCGCACAAATTCAGCAAATCGAATTTGCGGAGAATTGAGGGCAGCAATTGTGGTGGTCATTGTGTGATGTATTCTCTAAAAACAAACGGTCCAGACCATTCAACAAATGCGCCATTGGTCATGGGATTGAGCGAATAAGTCGGGCAAGATTCCGCAACTACTGTAAACACGCAATCATTACCCAAAAGAACCGGAGCTGATGAAGATGGAGAACCAATCAAAGGACGGTTAATGTAAATCACTGACCCGGTAGAGTCTGCCGTGATTTTGTAAACATATCCATTGATGGAAATAAAGTCACCAGCCTTATAAGTTCCGTTTGAAGTCAAATTAATGGTTTGACTATTAGGTGTTGGCGTTCCGTTAAGACTAGCTACAGTTGCAGTTCCACGATTTTGAGTAAACCATGAAAGATTTGCGCTATTAAACTGAAGCGTATCAGGCAATTGACGATCAAGGTTATCAATTGCTTGGATCACATCACGAACTTGGGGATAGTACAAATACGCATGAGGCGTGACAGTAAACACCCACGGCACAGCCGTGAGATATTGAGCTACTGTGATGTAACCAGCCCTACTAACTTGTTGTCCAATAGTACGACGGTTATTGACCGTCATCTTTTGTTGGATTTCTAAAATAGTTTGAAAGCCACTCATTTAGGTTCTACTCCGATTTGTGGCGAGATTCTTTGTCGCGTATTGGTTCGCCGCCCAAATAGCCCTAGAACTTCCATATAGTCTTTCTTCAAAAGACTTGGTATCAATTGCATTGATGTTGTAATTATTGATGGTCGTGGAACCACCGATATTTCCCAATTGATTATTTGGGATGATAGTTCCGGGTACTTTAGGAACAAAAAGTTCTGGTCCTTTTTCACCAACTAAACCAATCTTTCCACTATCAACCGGACCACCTTCAGCCCTTGCCGGATTCCAGCCACCGCCAACATCGATGTTATCTGGACCTGTAGATGTACCAACCGTCAAAGATGTTGCAGCACTCCAGACTGATTTAAGAATGGAAATTGATTGTGCCTTCATCTGGATGGCAATCAAATCCTGAATCACACTTCTGGCAAAACTTGCAAAGCTAAATTTTCCAGTTTTAACAAACGCATCAATTGCATTTGACATATTTGAGAATACAGAATCAACTAGACTTCTAGCCAATTTAGCGTGATTAGTGGCATCATCAAATAATTGATTGAGAGCCATTGCCATTCCATATTCAAAACTTCTTTCCTGTTGGAAATATGCCATTCTCAAATCATGGCGTTTGGTTTCCAAGTCAATTTGAGCCTTCAAAGCATCAATGCGTCTATTGTTTGCTTCAGCTTCCTGTGACAACATATCGGCTGGCAAATCAATATATTCAGGCAATGAATTTAGTTCGTTCTTCAATAAATCTATCGTAGAACTAAAACTAATATTCTCAGCAACCATTGCTTGCACACTTGATGACAAAGTGGAAGTGGTTTGAAGTGCCAACAGACTTAGTTCAGTTTCATTTCTGATTCTAGTTTGCTCAATCTGTAATAGGGCTTGATTTGTTGCCAGTTGTCGCTGAGTCAAAGCAACCGTATTAGCAATCCGACCTTCAAAATATGCAAGATTTACCAAACGCATTTGTTCTACGTTATAAATGCTTTCAGTCGTTTGTGCTTCTTCAATTTTTCGATCACGATTGATCTTGATTTGTTTTTCTTGTTCGGATAATTTTGCCAATTCAATTTTTAGCAATTCATCACTTTTGCTGTATGTTGCTCTAGCTTCTTGACGTTTAGCTTTAATATTTTCAATTGCTAAATCTGCTTCAGTCTGAATGCCAATAACTTTTTGAGCAAATGTATTCCACACAGGAATTGAAGCCATGATTTCTGCATTCATGGTTTTAAACTTCTCTGCTGCCAATTGAGCAAAAGAAGACAATTCTTTAGGTGTAAAACCTTTAGGAGCAGAAGGAGGAGTATTTGTTTTTGGCGATCCAGACGAAGAAGTGTCTATATCAATGTTAGGTCCTGAAGATAATCCTGAAGAAATTGGGCTTCCCATTGGGTCATAGGAAATTTCCCCAACGGTTTCAGTTCCTCTACCTGATTCTTTCTGATATACCAGGAATGCAGTACCAGCAGCAGCAAGACTCAAAAGCAATCCGATTGGATTACCAGCCGCCACAATATTAAATGCCGCACCTGCCGTAGCCGCTGCCCGCAATGCGGTAACAATTTCCCACATAGCAACTGCTGCACTAGCAATACGAGTAGCCACCAAATAGGTGAACATACCCGCTAATGCACCTGTGAACTTCTCAACTGCCACCACGCCATCGCGGGTAAACGGAGCGATAAAGTCACTGAAAGCAATCAGCAGATTGTTATAGCTTTGTTTTAAGTTGTCATGGATACGGGAAACCTTTTCTAGTCTTTCCCCATAATTGTTCCATTTATCAATGCCATTTTTTAGGATGTCGTTTACTTGTTCGGCATCCAGACCAATGCCACCACGTCCCAAGTTTTTACGCAATTCTTGAACATAGGCAATGGGATTGCTTTTCTGCAAATCAGCAAGACTATCCACAACCTTACGGATAGCTTGTTCGGGTTGCATCTGTTTGATGTCATTAAACCCAATCCCCATTTTTCGGAATAGGTCTACAGCCTCTTGGTTGCCTTCTCTCGCTGATTCAATATTCGTGAATAGCGTTGTCATGGCTTTAGAAGCATTGTCAGCAGATACACCTGCTTGCTCTAAAGCGTTAGAGAACTGAAGCGCAAAACCTGCACTAACTCCAAAAGCCTTGGAAAGATCGTCGATCTTGTCAGCGTATTCCGCAGTTTGTTGGATCAATCCAACCAAACCAATAGAGCCAACACCAATAGCCCCACCAAGCATTTTCCAAAGGTCGGTGAGTTTCTTTAGCCCACC